CTGGAGATGAGTATCTGAACGTGCAGTTCGGTATCAAGCCGCTGTTAAGCGACATTGAAAAACTTGCGCACTCTGTCAAGAATGCTTCGATGATAATCAAGCAATTCCGCAGAGATTCCGGTAAAATCATACGCCGGAAGGTGAGCCTCTATGATAGGACTTCGTTGACTGAGAGGCCGGACGAACCGATGTCACTGGTACTAAATCCTTTTGTACCAGGTTTCGACAACGTCACATCCGACTTCTTCGAGTCCTATTCAGGCGCGCGCGCGTGTTCGGATTCAATCCGACAGCGCGCATGGTTCTCAGGTGCGTATACTTACCACCTTGCTGAGGCGCACGATTTCCTTAGTAAGGCGGAAATGTACGAACAGTTAGCTGATAAGCTACTGGGGAGCAGCATTGATGCTGCTCTTTTCTGGGAACTCACGCCCTGGTCCTGGCTAATCGACTGGCATATCAACGTAGGTTCCTTTTTGAGGAACGTTGAGCTGCTCAGTAAAGATAGCCTCGTGGTTCGTTATGGGTACGTTATGCATGAAACTCATGCTATACGGACCTGGGTAACGAAGCAACCTATGATCGACAAAAATGGTCGAAACATAGGGCACCCCGCCGCGTTCTCGAACATTATGTCCAAGAATCGTGAAAGGGCCACGCCATATGGGTTTGGTCGCACTTCTTCGGAGTTTACTCCGCAGCAGTGGGCCATCCTGGGAGCTCTTGGAATGACTAAGAGCACCCGATCGTTGAAGAACGACCTAGGAATCTAGGTACGCTTCGACGTTGGATGTACCAAATGGTGCATCCCAACAACAAGTCAGGAGTACGCCATGTTTGCCGACCCTCAGTCAGTTACGATCAACGGCAGCGCGACATCCCTACCTAGGACCGGAAACGGTCCTAGCTCGGCTGGCTACCAGTCAGTCGATGGGCTTGTTCGCGAATTTGTCTCTCACCAGGATGGTAAGAGGTATCGCCGATTGGTCAAGCTGTCCCAAGACAAGATCTCTGCCGATGCGCTGGTTCCAAGCCAGAATTCGCGGTCTTCGATGAGCGT